TAATAGCCCTTGGCGATCTCTTTGGTCTGCGGCCCTGTGACTCGCAACTCGACGTGGCTGAGTTGCATGTTGTCGTCGTCGCGTTCGTCGATGCCTTCGACGAAGTACGGGATGTTGTTGGCAGCCGCGATACCCTCGAAGTGATACGCGATGGAGGAGAACAACCAGCGAGGAAGATTCTTCATGCTCATGATACGGTGGCCTCCGCGCTGTCAGAGAGGATCATGTTTTGGGACGGCTTGTTACGAATGTCCTCGTTGACCTTGGAGCCGTCGACCTTGGTGGCGGTCACGAGCCAAGCGGTGTCTTGCTCGAAGTCCTCAATGACCTTGATGTCGTAGCGGTAACCGGAGTAGACGATCCAATCATCTTGTTGCAGTTCCCAGTTCGGCACGTCGGTTCGGTCGATGATGAACCGCCGAGTGCCGGGGTCGTATGTGCCGCCTTGCACAACTTGCTTGTTGGCCGAGATCACGGAGATGTTCTGTACGGCAGCACGCGTCAGCTTGTCAGGCAGCACCACAGCCCGATCCACATAGACGGAATCCCGGTCCACAGTCTTCGTGCCCGTGCGCCTGTCGGTGCTCGTGCTGTTCAACTTGTAGATAGTGATCGGGCTTCCGTACTCTTTCTTCATCTGCCGGATACAACGGCGGATGAAGCGGATCAGGTTGTAGTTGGGTCTAGCCATTGTTACGTGCCTTGCACTGAGTCATGAGTTCGGTCATGATCCGCATCTGTTCCGTGTTGGTCTGGATGACGGACGTGTTGGTCGCGATGACGGTGGCGTTGTTCTTCACCATCTCGGTGAGCACCGTCGTATTGAACTCCTCCAAGTTCTTGACGCGTTCGACGAGTCCTTCCTCACGTCGCCAGTCTCTCCAGATGAAGAACAGGACGATACCAACCAATGGCCCGAAGTCCTTCGCCAATTCCATAAGTTCCATCGCGATGTCCTTCCTACGGTGCGGGGTCAGGTTGCGGGTTGGCTTGGCTGACGGCCGCCAACTCCTTGACGAAATCCTTTATCTTAGTCTTCAGATCAGCGTGCCCCTGAAGAAACGTCGCGAGGTCTCTCACTCGCCACTTCGTCGATGCTGTCACCAGAGATTCGTCGCTGTCCGAATCGTACGGTGCGTACACGACTACCAAGTTGTAGACGTCGCCGTTCTTCTTGATTCGCAAGTCGACGAGATCGAGATGGCTGTAGGTCTTCTCGACGGTCGCTTCGATGACAACCGGTTCTGTCTTATTGATCGTTGCGATGGCGGGCATCGTTATCTCCTAGTATGCGTGGTATGCGCCGTTGCCGCCAGGAGCGGCTTCAGTTGCACGGGTTGTTGAGGCGTCAGTCGTTGTACCAGACGAGTCGATGCCACCACCAGAGGTGACATAGAAAGCAGTGCCGGATGCGTAGGTGCCGTACACCAAACTGTTCTCCGCGTCGATGAACCCACCCTTGTAGGCGAGCATGTTGTAGGTAGCACCCGCAGTGTACAGTTCGATCTGGTAAGCGTTGGCGACCGAACCATTGAACGCTCGGATACCGTAGGTACGAGCACCACTCAGGATGGCTCCGTAGCGAATGCTGATCGTCCCACCACCGTTGATCGAGATGATGTAACTGTCCGAGTACGAGTGAACCGAACTGTCGGCAAAGATCGAAGCATTGTTCTGGGCATACAGGTTGATGTCCCAACCGCTCGTGCCGAAGTTGTCTTGCAAGCCGATGGACGCACCATCGAGAAGCCAAACACCATTGTAGCTGATCGAGCCTTTGAACACCAAGCAATCCCAGGTGCCACAATGGTATGCACCGTTGACCTTAATGCCATTGCTGGCCGAGAAGTTGAACACCGAACGCACCAAGGTATATGCGGTCGCCGTGATCGAACCGCTCGGAACATGCGTGATCCCAGAGCGACGCACGCAACGCACAGTGGCGGTGTTGGCCGACACCGATTGGATCTCGTGGCATCCCTTTGTCAGATAGTTCTTCGTGCCGCCAGAGACAGTCTTGATGATGACAAACATGCCTGCTGAAGCACCATGGCCAGCAGGAAGCGTGATGTCGAAATCAATATAGGACAAACCGGTGGAGAGTGCAGTGTCGGAACCGATGTTGCTGATCGCACCTGCGGTCGTGTACTCAGAGCAGTTGCCGCTCCAGGTGACGTTGGCACCGTAGGCGTATGACGGAGCGAGGGCGGCTCCGCAGTTGAAGGTTCCTTCGCCGATGTCAATGGTGATGAAATAGCCGTCGGCCACCCAGCGATACAGTTCAACCAACGCGCGGTTCGGTGTCAGGAAAGCGTCGTCGCTGGAGTAGCCTCCGTTGCTGTCGCTGCCGGTTGTCCGCAGGTAGATTGTCTTGTCTTCGCTGAGAAGCTTCGTGAGTTCCGACCCGCCAACACTGAGGCTGTCGCCGTTCAGTTCCCAGTTGGTGGTGCCGTCTCCGTTGTCCTTGATCTCCATGCCAGGACCGGCCCACATTGGACACGCTTCTTCACCGGTAATCGTGGGCCAATCAGTGGCTTCATCGTCCGAGATGTCAAATGTCCATGAGAATCCATCGTCGATGTCCCCGGCACCGAAGTTGTCAGGCGCGGTCACCGACTCGACAAACACGAACGGGTAGTTCCAAACGGTGCCCTCGTTACCGAGGAGGATAACCGGATAGCCATACTCGAACGCAACTCTGACACTTTGAAACGGCGGGTTGCCTTCGACGGAGCAACTCTGAGCATACCAAGCAGGGCCGGATGAATAATCGTAGCCGCCGACGCGAATCGACCAGGGGCCTTCGTTGTCACCGGAGTAGTTGAAACCACGAATAATTACGTGGCTCATCACGTTGGAGATCGCCCATCCGAAGCGAATCTTCATCGTGCCTGTTTGCGTTCCTGACCATGCCGAACTATCGTAGCCTTGACACTGGATGCCAGCGCCAGCGTCATTTGTGAAGATCGCGGCGGCGGTGACTTTGACTTCGTCGCCTTCCTTTTTCAACTGCAACACATCGTTGCTATTCAAGTTGAAGTAGACATCGTACGAGGTACCGATGGTCTGGAAAGCGTAGCGGTCGGTGCCATCGATGAAGTAACCCCATCGCATGTACTCGGTGCCGCCAGTGTCTTTCGCCCACACGTAGAGATAGTTGTAGTCGGTCCCATCGTTGGTGCCACGAGGGCGAGCAAAGAAGTCGTAGATGCCGCCAGAGCCATCGCTACGATTGGCGACGAATGCCAGTCGGTTCGTGACCTCTTCACCTACGCTGTACTGCCCCATGTTGTGGACGTAGCCGTACTCCAACGTCGTGTCACAATCATTGAAGTAGACTGTGGCACCGGTGTCGTTGTAGTTCGGCTCCAGATACAAGTGGCCGCCGTTGTGATAGACTCGGCCATTCTGGTCGGGGCCAAGAATGAGACCGGCAGTTGAGCGGTCGATCACGATGTCGTTGTGACACCAGATGGCGTAGTTGTTGTCAGCAAAGCTGTACTCTGGAATGTAATAAGCGGCGGCGTTGGTTGCGCCGTTCCCGCCCGTGTCGGTGATGTACATGTACTCGCCGATGGCCCACAGGAGTTTCCCTGCGGTGGTATCGGCTGAGATACGAGTCTCACGGCCCCGGGCCTGCTGACCACTGCCGGGTGCCAAGGTGATGACGCTGTAGGTACCGTACTGGGTAGAGGCACCTGATGACGCCACGTTGTCGTATTGGGCGTATGTTACGCCACCGTTGATGGTCTTCGAGAACGTACCGTTGCTTACGGTCATCGTGCGAGTGTCGAAGACGAAGTCATCGACTTCCAAGCGAGTCAGACCCTGAATGTTGGTCGTCCAGCTTGCTGCGTCCGCACCGGTAGCTTGCAGCAGTTGGTTGTCTGCTGTGGGTGCCGACAGTGTGTACGAGCCCATGACGATGTTCGCACCGAAGTACGCATCGCCTTCGCAGTACAGGCTCCAGTTGTCCACTGTGCCGACGGACTGGGCGGCCAGCTTGAGACCGTACGCAGTGTTCACCGTGCCAGCCCCATCGTTGGTGATGGTGGTGACCGACATTGCGTAAGCTTCGTTGACCGTTTCGCCGGAGGCCGGAGCAACGTGCAACGAAGGTGTGATACCTTGCACGTTGAAGCCGTCGGCCGGTGTCAGCGTGTAGTTCGTCCAGATGCCGAACACGTTGCCAACAGAGGTTTCGTAGGTGCCTTCGAGGGTGGCGACCAACGTCGGGGCGGACGCTGATACTGTATCCTTGATGGCGAATGTCGGAGTGAACGTCGGGGCACTGTCGCCAACATACACCTTGTCTGCCGATACATTGCCGGTCGTGACAATATGGTCGTTGGAGAAGTTTACCGTACCGGTGTTACTCGTGATCGAGTTGTCGTTGATGACGATATTGTCAATGGACAGGTATGTGCCGCTGATGGTCGACAACGTGGCAGTGCCGCCGATGAGAGCGGTGAAATCGTAGATCACGTTGGCGGTCAGGTTCTGCGTACCGAGAGCCAGTTCTTGCGTGGCTCCGGTGTAGGGCACATAGCCAGTGCTGATGGTGTTGTCGACGTACAGCTTCGTCGTGAGGTGTTCGTTGGCTGTCGGGGTGACTCCACCGACAGTGCCGGTGAAGGCTCGTGTGCCATCGACCAGACTGTATTGCGTGTGATCGTCGTCAGCCAAACCAGACAAGGCACCGTGGTCGCTCGCAGATGACACGCCAGAAGCCGAGTCAACATCGAAACGGTAGTCGTCGATCTGCTCAATCGAGTAATAAGGTGACGATGATTTCCGCAGCATGATGATCTTAGCAATGGCTTTGTGCTCTGCCGTTGGCAGGTTGGCCAAGTCCAGGTCGCCAAGTGCGTTGTTCTCTTCTGCCTCAGAGATTGTACCGCCGTCAGCTTGACCAGGAATCAAGTAGACAGGGTGACGACGATCAGATGAAGCGAACACCCAGTAGACGTAATACTTGTTGACGCCAACATCCACGAGATTCCAAGCAGTACCATTCCAGGTGTTGACCTGCGGAATGTTTGTATCGAGAATGACAGGGGTTGTCGCAGTGTTCTGACTGAGCCAGTTACCACTCGCACCGTCTCTGTAGAGCGTCCATGTGTCGAGCGGGGTGAGAGGCTGTTGGAACCACGGCGGCGGAGGATTAACCGGGCCTACCCCGTCAACGATGTTTATTTCGATGTCTTCGTCGTAAATCTCGCCTTCGGCTACATTCAACACGAGATCGTCAGGAGTGCTGACACCAAGACCTGACGCCCAGCGTGTACCGAATGTCTCGTGCAGATATTCGTGCAGTTTGGTGGGGAAGTTGTGCCCGTGGAACTCAATCGCGCGGGTAATCATATCCCCCTGCGCGACGCTCCAATAGCCAGCCGCCACTGTCACTTCGTTGCGGGTGGACGGGTAGTTTGGGTGAATGTCCCAGGCAGTGTCGCTGAACACCAAAGTGTCGGACGAGTCGAGGATCAGATACTTCGGACCCTCAGTGTTGTTGAGCGTGGCAACCTTGCTGGTGTTCGCAGAGAAGGTGTGCTTCACACCCTCGATCCAGTAATCGGTGTCAGCCGAAGCTGAAAGCGTGGCTGTGTAGTTCGCTGTGTTCAGAGTCAGGTTGAGGTTTTGCCATGCGCTATCATCCCAACCCGTCTTGAGGTGGGAGTATTGAGGCACCGGATCAGTACCATCGCCAGCAACCCAATTGTTGTTGGTGGAGTTGTACGTGAGAAGCGAGCCATCTGCGACGTTCGTTGTGTCCACGTCGTGACAAGCACCAAGCCAAGGGTTGATGTCTATTAGAACATCAATGATGCCTTCGGTGGCGTGCGAACGAAGTACGCGAGCGACGTAAATCTTGAAGTTAGGCCAGTTAGGGGCGGGGCGTGTCAAGCCACCGGTCTCGTCAAGATAGAGTCGGTCGCCTTCATTCCACGACGATGTATCAATGTCTCGAACTAGACCTTGAACAGAAACGTACCCATTACTATTGTGATCGATGTCCTCGGTGGCTACACCATAGACGAATGTCGTGGAGATGCTGTTGGCACTTGCAGGGGCGATGAGTGGCTTGTTACCAGAAGCGCCCGTGATTCTGACAGGGGTTCCGTTATTGATCGTGGAGCCGGTTTCATTGCGACAGCGAACAATAGTCTCCTGCCCGATTTGCAGGTTGACGTTTCCGCCGGGCATCCCTACTTCCAGCGTGCCGTCGTCGACGTTCCATTGGAGCCGACCTTCAGATACACCATCGGCGTAGGTGGTGTCGAACTGCACGTAGTCGACATTGTTCACCGTGTTGAGTGTAGCGTTGTTGGCAGTAATGTCGCCACCGAAGTAGCAGTCGCCGCCAGCAACGTAGATGCTCCAGTTGGTTTCGCCAATGCCTTGCTCAGCGACATAGAGGCCATATGCCGTGGTGACGTTACCGGAGCCCGACTTCGACATCGCACCGACGTTCAAGCCGGTGGCGCTCAGGACAGTCTCGCCTGTTTCAGCGACAACCGTACCTGTCATGTCCACGACGCGAATGTTGTCGAAGTTGCCCGGGTTGAGAGTCGGGTTGAACCACGCACCGTAGACACTGCTGTCGGTGGAGGCGTAGGAACCCTCCATGATGAAGCCCCACTGGAAGCCAGTGTCGCTCACAGTCTCGTCGATGAGGAAAGTAGTGTTCCAAGTGGACGTACCACCTCCGACAATCATCTGCTGAACAGAGACAGTGTCGTCGTGCGACTCCCGGTTGCGACCGGTGTCGTTGACCAGCGGTTGTCTTACTGTCATAGGATTGCTACCTCGTTGACTTCGATGTCGAACTTGGAGGTCGTGAGTGCGGTACCCATTGTGACAACAACGTGGTTGTCAGTTGTGGGAGGCGTTGTGGACATGGTGCCGGGTGTGGTGCCGAGGAAGTAGGTTGCGCCCGGCGTGAGGGCAGCGGAGCCAATCACGCTTGTCCAGTCGGCTTGGTTGACACTTCCTTCGGTCAGCACGTTGGCTGTTCCGTTTGCTGTGGCTCCGGTCAGAACGAGCCCGATTGCTCTCGCTGCGGTAGAATCAGAGGCGTCTGCGAGATTGATCGTGTTGTTGCCAGACACGTAAACAGGTTGACCGACGAGGACGGTTTCGTTTGCCGTCATCTCGTGCTTGCTCAAGTCGACGTCGCCTCCGTTGCCAGTTCCAGGTGGGTGATAACCACACAGGCAGGCGTGGGCGTAGTCCGTCAGGTTTAGCGTCGACTCGCAAGGTCTCAGCATTTCCATCGTCAGGGTGGCTGAGTCGCTCATGTTGAGAGTGCTGATGCCGGGATCTTCGCCGTGGTTGTTGTGCCACTCAGCGGCATCGCTCATCAACATCGTGTCCCAGAGGGACTTGTTCTTGTCACCGTAGGAGATGACTTCATCATCCAACCCCATCCAAGAGAACACGTTCAGACGCTTCTCTGTGGTGCCGACGCCTGTCGCGCTTGCTCCAAGCGGAACCATCGGCATTCTGATGTTGGATGCGAAAGGGATCATTTGTACGCCAAGATGTTGACCTCGGCCCCTGAAGCTTCTTCGATGAATCGGACTTTACGGAGATCGCCAGTGTACCAGATCGACTGGCCTGCGAAGATCACCATGCCGACTGAAGCTATGGGGTCTACCCCGTCGTCGCGGTAGCGTACGTTTTGGTTGACTGCTTGGATGAGGGCGACACGGCCGTCGCCGATTTTCACGCCGCTCACTGAGGAGAGGCTGGTGAGTTGCCGGTACCCTGCGGGCTCTACGGCAGCGTCAGCAGTAAATCTGTCGGCCCATGCCATGTGAAATCTCCAGAGAGAGAAAAGGGGCCCGGCGGGGAGGTACGATCCGCCCCGCCGGGCGACGCTATCGAATCCGGCTCAAGGCCGGGTGGTGCTTACGCGTAGAGAACAGCACCGAGGTTCTCGTCGAGCAGGGCGACGCCGCACAGCATGTCGAGGGTCACGATGGTACCCTGGCTGGAGATGTCGTACTGCATCGCGACACGCATCGCGAGGTCGTTGTAGCTGCCAACGGCCGCCTGGACGCCAAGGGCGTTGGCGGGCACTGCCAGCGGGCGGCTGACGAGAGCGACGGCATCCCGGTGGAACGCCATGCACATCGAGCCGTGCGGGCCAGGGAAGACCTCGTCATCGTCATCGAGGCCGACCTCAAGGGGACGGTCCAGCCAGACCACGACGGACGTGGTGTTGACCGAGTCGACCTCGATGATCGTGTACGTCTTGCGGGACGTACCGGTTCCGGTGGCGAGCAACTGACCCACGACGGGCAGCTTGTTGGCAGTGATGCCATCGAGCGTAATGCCCTTGTCGTAGCCGACGGCATAAGCACCATCGACGTCCGCCGGAGCGAAAGCATAACCGACGGCGTTGGCCGACACGTCATACTTGTACGCATCCACGAGGGTGATTCCGGTCGTCGAACCCGTGTGGGCACTGATGACCTGCGGCTGCTGGTCGCCAGTGAACCAGACGAACGAACCGTTGGTGACCTCGGCGGAAGCCGTGACGGCCTTGTTGCCCGTGTCGCCAGCGGTCGCGCCAGCGGTATGGTTCAGCGTGATCGTGTCCGCGTCCGTCAGGGCACGGTAGTTCACGTTCTGATCCATGTAGGTGTCGAAACCGAGGACGCGACCCAGTCGGGCCTCTTCCAGGGCGGTCCCGCCGTCACCACGTTGGTTAGCGGCGATGAAGAGTTCCGTCTTCAACATCTCGGTCTCGGCCTGCGGGCTGACAACAAGGTTACGCCCGTTGGGGTACGCCTTGTTGACGTTCATGACCTCGCGAGCCTCCAAGATCCAATCCTTGGCGTTCGAGGCCGACATGCCAGCCAGCTTGCCAGCGGCGTTGTCGAAGAAACGGAACACCTGACCGCAGAGGATGCGATCCACACCACGGGCCATCTGCATCGCAGCGGGCTCCATGTAGTAGGAGATCAGTTCCTTGAACGAGAGGCTGGCCTCTTCGTCCTTGATGGTGAACGTCACGTAGACGTGCTGGTTCAAGGGAACCTGCACGTTCGTGCTCGTAGCGTCCTGGTTGACGACGCTGTCGGACTGGGCCTTACGCTTGGTCGAGAACTCGCTCGGCCGACGCGTGTTGACCACATCGCCGTAGCTCGCTACCAGCGGGGAGAAATCCCGGTGGACCAAGTTGGCCATCACCATGTTCTCTTCGAGGATCGCGAGGGACTCGTTCGCCCACAGTTCGGGGATGAGGGCGTCGTTGTCGTTGGCGTAGCAAAGGGGGTAGAGTCTCATTATGAGTGCTCCTATTGAACTTGAGTGAGTTTGGTTGAAACTGACTCCCAGGTAAAATACACCGTGCGTCCCCTGGTCTTACGCTACGGCAACGAAACCCGGTCTTACCGGTATACCTCTGGTCTTGAAGGCGCGGACATCCAAGTAGAGGTAGAATTGATCCTAGCTGAGACGTCGCTTGATCGCTTCGCGATTCTTGCGGTAGTCTTCGTGGGACATGGTCGAGTAGTCGACTTCGCCAGCGTTGCTGACATCAGCCTGACCGGCACCGACGCCAGCCACTACGTTGCTCTTGAACAGGTTGCCATGGATCTTCGGCAACTGTTGCATCCGCTTGACTGCGTCAGCGGGCGAGCAAAGGGTACGGATGTTGTCGCCCGTCTTCTCGTCGATGTCGGCGAAGTTGACCATCGGGACCAACTCACCGTCGACTTCCTTCAACTCGGTGTCGGGGCGAAGCAACTGCACGATGTGTGCAGGGTTGTAAGCGTCTGCTCCGCTGGCGGCGTCCTGAAGGGCGCGGACAACGGTCTCGCTCTTGTATTTGTTCTCCCACGTCTTGGCGGCCTGTCGGGCCTCCTCCAATTCGATCTCGTGGGCTTCTCTGGCCTTCTTGCGCTCGAACTCGGCCTGCTGCTCTTTCGTGCGGTTCTGGGCCTGCAAGTCGGCGAGGCGAGCCTCCAACTTGTCTCGGTCTTCCTTGGTGAGGTTCTGGTTCTGGAGCAACTGTTGGTGCTCGGATTCCAGTTGCTTGTACCGGTCCTGGTGTTTGCGACGATCCTTCGCGAGGAACTCATTGAGTTCTGCCTGCGTGAACGTCTTTTCACCTCCGCCTCCGCCTGCGTTGGCAGCGGGATCAGCAGCAGCATTGGCGGCAGCATTGGCAGCAGCAGCGGCAGCAGCGGCGTCACCTCCACCTCCGCCTTCGCCTTCGCCGTCAAAACAAAGAACGTAAACGGGACGATGTGTGAAATTCAACATAGATCCTAACCTTTCGTTAGTCGGCCCTACTGAGTCTAATAAGACGGCCATCGACGAGGAATGGCTGGAGCCATCTCCACACTCGCGCCGTTGGAATACCATATCCAAGATACTCCTGGTTCTGACTGTCGGCGGCGTAGGTGGTCCGCACGGCAGAGTATGCTTGCCGGATAACGTTCGCCCGATCAAGGGCGTCTTCCGGGTCAAAGCCTTCGAGAAGAGCAAGGGCGATCTCGTAGCACGCCCACTCAATCTCCTGTGGTACTGTGGTATCCTTACCACGCGGGAATTCCAACTCCTGCGTCGCGTCGGCGGCGATGACTTGATCGCGCGTCGGCGGGTCCGTGAGGATCTTTTCCTCTTTCTCGGTGCTGCTGTCGTACTCATACATGATGAGCCAAACAGCGTGCTTGACGCCCTTGTAGTTCAGGTCGTCGATGATCCGCGTGGCTTCCGTCAACGCCTTCGGCCTATCGGCAGCGGGGGAATCCAACCAACCATCCGAATGGAGTCGTTGATCGAAATAGGCGTTCGCCCCAGATAGCGTTCCGTAGTAAGCCATGTGTCAGATCCTTATGAGTTGCCGATGCCGCTGCCAGCGTTTGCCGACCCGCCTGCCTTCTTCGCCATTGTGTACGGAGACATAATGACCTTCGGCTTCTGCACGACCGGCTTTCCGGATGGTTTGTTCGCTCCGCCCTTCTTGATGACTGGGCCTTTCCCGTTAGTCTTCGCTACCACGTTTTTCTCCCTTCTTGAGGGACTTGCCGTCGCCTCGGGTTTTGTCTTTCTTTTCAACTTCCATGGTGGTATCGTTGGCTGCCTCACGTTCCTTCTCGCCGGACTTCTTGTCAGGGTCGAGGTCTTCCAATCCTCTGGCGGCGGGATTGTCGCCTGCCCCTTCGGGCTGTTGCGGTGCTTGCGCCTCGGCAATTGCCTCTGCGCGTTCGATGTGATCTTGCTTGGCCTTGTCCCATTCGTCGTCGTCAAAACCAAGAGCAATGGAAGCTGTCTCGCCACCAACCAGTCCGGTCTCGTGTGCTCGGATGATGGTGTCCGGATCGGACGTGGCATATCCGGCCTCTTCGATCTCTCCATAGATCTTGTCGATGGTCTCGGTGTTGACCTTGCCGGACAGAAGAGCGGTGACGATGTTCTTCGCCAGTTCCTTCTTGACCTCTTGGCCGGGCACCGTGTACATCAACTCGGACAGTTCCTTCGCTTCCTTGATGCGGTCTTCGTCGTTCTTCAGACTGTAGCGGTCTGGGTACTTGATCGTAGCAATCTCTCGCTGCTCCGGCTTCTTGCTCTCGTAAGAAGCCCAGTGCGAAGCGATCTCTCGCTCTGCGCTTTCCAGCACAAGACCGATGAATGAAAGTCCGGCTTCTAGTCCCTGGTCCGACAACTTCATGGCCTCGGCAGAGATCGCCCGCTGCCCCATCTTGTTCTGGACGGCGAGGTTGACCAGCTTCCGAATATCGTCCTCCAGCTTCTCTTGAAGCTTCATAGACGCCATGAGCGGTTCAGGACTCGGGTGAATGAAGCCGGGGCGTTCGGCTCTCAGGTCGTAGTAGCGACCGTGAGAGACGCCTGATCGCATCTCTTCGCCCGGCTTGCTGTTGTCTGAAGTGTTCGAGGTTCCGTCGTCGTCGACCCGGGCCATCTGAAGGTGGCGGCCGACGTCGCGGGCGTCCTTCTGCTCAGTGTAGAACGGGATGTTCGACTTGATGGCGTAGGACACGTCGCTGGAGCCGAGATTCAGCAAGGCGACTTGATGCTTGTACACGTCCTTCAGCAAGCTGCCTTGGATCGTCAGCATGGTGAACGGGATGCGTGAGAGTTCGAGGTTGATGACCCCAGTCTCATCTTCCAGACCGCCTTCGTTGGCGATCTCAACAGCGTCGTCGTCCACCTGCTTCTGAGGTGTCTCGTTGCTTTTGCGGCCGACTAGCACGTTACCGCTCAGGTCGATGACGTTGTCTTCTTCATCGTACAACTTCATCTTGACGCGCTGCGTCATCGGATCGATCCAGACGAAGCGGTACCGAGTGTAACCACCGCTGGGCAGGCACGCACCGCGTGCAAAGCCTTGGTTGTAGTTGATGCCTCGATCTCGAAGCAGGAGGGCTGTGAAGTTGCCCGGCTCTTCCGGCTTGGCCACTGCCCACGACAGGATGTCTTCGACGCGATACATGTAGCAGTACGGGCGGGCGTTGCCTTCGTCGGCCATCGTCCGCATTCCGGAGAGCTTAGGCATGTCCACGTACACACCGGTACGGCCCATGACCAACAGTTCGGTCAGGACATCAATACCGAGGAAGGACTGCATGGATGAGCCCTTGTTGTCGACGCCGCCGATCTCTCCGTTCGCGGCCTTCATGTAGTTCTCGCTTCCGCCACGTCGAAGGACGTCACGAAGACGCTGGAAGATCGCGTTACGGATGTCGTTGACGGCCGCCTTGGCGTAGGCGGGGATCGGAGTGTAGAACTTGCGGTTGTTGAAGTCTTCGGGAGTCTCACGCACACTGAAACGCTTGAGGTTCCTACGGACGAACGCAGGTCCGCCGTTGTACGTTTCGCGCCAGTCCTGCCAGTACATCTCGTCTTCGAGATATTCCGGGTGCCTGATCGCGGTGAGGAACTTTGCGTCGCGTGCCATATTAGATTACCTTGTCTTCTACGTCACCGCCCGATACTGCGCCTGCCGCCAACGGCAGTGCGATCTCGGCGTAGTTGAAAGCGTGTGCGAAGTGGTCGGGGCCTGTGTTCAGGTAGACGGCCTTGGAGTTTCCTTGCTCATCCTTCTCGTACGTCCTGACGAGAGCCTTGATGTGGTCCTTGAATTCCAGCGACGTGTCGGCGGGCAGGTTGACTCGATCCGAGTGGAAACGCCCCATAGAGGCATCCAACCAGTTAGTTCTATCCACCGTCACAATCGGTGCGCCACTGTCCTCCTCGGCGACTTGCATTTCCTTGCCTGTCACACCGCGTCGATACCGGCACAAGTAAACGTAGCCAGGGAAGCGGCGAGCAAAACGGCGGGCATCGTTGATCTGTGGGTCAGCGTCAATGACGGCCGCTCGAACTTGCCACTCCCGCATGAGCGGGTCTAACGTCTCGAAGTCGTCTCCGGGTAGTTTACCCTCCCACAAGATCTTGGCGTGGGAGGCCGCGTTGATGTCGATCTCTTGCCCGGCAAGTAGGAACTCGACAATGACGACGTTGTTCATCTTTCCTTGGTCAACGCCCATCACGATACAGCGTTCGGTTCCGATGTCCGGCCGTTGGTTCTCCTTGAAGTACGGTCGGATAGCGTGTTCGATTTCGCCGTCCGTTACCTGTCCGCCGTCAGGGATGTAAGGTAAGCCCTGCTTTGAGTTGAAGAACTCGACCATGGCTGCTTCGTCACCGATGCCTCGGAAATACGCGGCGGCGAGTTCCCATGGCTTGACCGTGTAACTGTACATCTGGTTGATGTAGAAGCTACGGTGGTCGTCGTCTACGGCGACTGTCGACTCCCAAAAGGCTTTCTTCAGGAAGTCAGGCTTCTCTTCGTGTTCGATTCGCTTCTTGCACTCCTTGCACTTCAAGTATGACTTCCTGATGTCGGGGTCGGTGATTCCTTCACCGCAGATCTCCAAGCAATCCGGAAAGATAAACTCGGTGTTCCGGCCACATCGTGGGCACTTGAAGTAGAAGTGCTCTTGTGTCCCTTGCAGGTACAGCTTGTGGATGCCGAAGTTCGGGATGGTCGGCGTGCTCAAGCTGAACACGAACTTGTGCATCTGACCTGACAGACGCTCCAGGGCGAGCCAGATAGCTCGCTGGTCCATTTCGTCCGCCTCGTCGAGGATCAGGACGGAGACCGGGATCGACTTCAGGTTTGAGTCGCCTCGCGACCCACGGATGTACAAGTTCACTCCGCCCGCTTGCTTCAAGCCTACCGTGTTCGTGTCCGTGAACAGGTTGGCGAGGTACTCGCTATGCAGCAAGGCGGTGTTGAACCTGGACTTGCTGAAGTCGGACGCATTGAGGGCTGTGGGCAGCACGTACAACACGTCGCGCTTCAGTCGGTCGACCGTGTAGAACGCGACGTTGATCGCGACCTCGGTCAGACCCATCTGTGCCGACTTCATGATCGTGTTGAAGCCAGCGTTCGAGTCGTGTACCTCCCGACACCACGGGTGGTAGGTGAAGCTGTAAGGTCCGCTCAGGGGTTCGCCCATGACTCGGCGATTCACTACCCATCGGCTGCATGTACCGAGCGTGCTCGATATTAGCCCTTCCTTGAGCACATCGCCGAAGTCAGTGAGCAATCCCATGTCAGACCTACTTCTCGGGTTTCTCTTCCTTGGCGGGCTTCTCCCGCTCTTTCGCCTTGGCTTCCGCTTCGGCCAGCTTGCGTTTCGCCTCGGCCTCGGCCTCTGCCAGCTTGGACTCGGCCTCCGCCTTGCGGACTCGCTCTGCCTCCATACGAGCGTCGTGGTCGGCCTTCTCCTGCTTCATCTTCACCTTGCAGTCGTAGTCTGCCGGGTTGAGCAGGCCCCACTCCTTCGTCCAGATGCGGGGCTCAGAGACGGAGTTGGCTTTGCACCGGCCCTTGTCGACGGGCTCGATCACCATCTCCTCGACGCCCTCGGGCACTTCGATCTCGTGGCATGCTCCACAAACTCCAACGAGGCCATCAGGGCAGCGGAATCGAATGTGCGGCCAGTTGGGCCAAGGGTTAGCGATCTTCACGGCGGGGCTCCAGTAGCAGTAAGGGTGCGATTGTGAGAATGATCTCCAAGATGGCGGGCCAGTTCGCGAGGAACCAATCCCACAGGTTCTGGAGCCATTCCTTCCAGTCCATGCCGATGAGTCCGTCGGCACGGTTCCACGGATTGACGTCGCGCTCGATGCGCTCGTTGAACTTTCGCAGTTGGACTTCGTCCTCGGCGAGTGCTTTGCACACGTCGCGTTGGTACTCGGTCATGCGTCCCGCGCGGTATTCACGGTCAGCTTGACGTCGAAGTTTCTTGCGTAGTTTGCTGAGTTTCATAGTTTTGGCTTTCTGCCCTGTGATTGGGCTACTGCAAGTCCTTGTTTGATGGCCTTCTTCTTGGCCCCTTTTCCCGTGTAGCACTTCCCTGATTTTCCGTACTTGAAGCCGGACTTGCCGTCCTTACTACATTTCTGAACTGGCATCGTTATCTCCAATTGCGTCAAGTTCGGCGTACACCTTCAGGATCACGAGCATCCATACGTTTGAGAGCCCAACGATGAACAAATAGTGCAATGGGCCATACCAGAAGGAAGGCAGTGCAAGCCAGAAGCCCAAGCAGATCGGACAGTAGAGTACCCTCCACTGAAGGCGATCTCGGATGGTCGATGCGATCTCGCTCTCTGAGATCAAACACGCAAGCACGCCGACTGCTGCGGCGTGCTGTAGAGCGAGGATCAGGTAGTCGACCATCAATAGAGGTCTCCGGGGTCTTCATCTTGTTCGGGTTCCGGTGGCATGTGCTCTTCAACGAACTTGTCCACCTCTGCGACTGTTGCGGCGACCTTCAAGTAGATCATCTCACCCTTGTAGTGGACGACGATGGCAGGCACTGCTCTCAACTGCGGGCGTTCCTTTGCGTCCTTGTCCCAGTCCTTCACCACGACTGTGTAGCCAAGCTTCAGTAGAGCCGGTTTGACTCGGGCTTTGTAGGCTGGGCACTTTCTGCACCATCCTGCGGACCAGATGGTGACGGTGTAGCAGGACTTGTCGGTTCGTGGCTTGGGGTCTTCGGCCGACGTGTCAGACTTATATAGTCGTTGGCTATCGACAACAGGGACTTCCACGCTTGAAACGACATGCCCTTGATTAGGACCGAGCGCAAGAGCCGCTTGAGTCGGAGCCAAAGCGGAATGAGCCGTAAGGAGGGCGAAAGCGACATAAACCGCTCCTGCAATTTCGAGTGATCTGCGTTTCATGGTAAAACCCTAGTACAAAATGTAGGGAGTAATATCGACCCGTGGGAATCCCACATAGGCGCTGAAGGCGAACGAGTCACCCTGCCGGAGCATCGCGTCGACTGTGGCAGCATCGATCCAAAAAGTCCCCTCCGGTTGGGGGCCTCTCTTGGGACCGTAGACCCAGTCCTCGCCCCACGAGTTGAAGCACAGGGCTCCGGGGCGGCGGTACTCGTCGTCGTAACCGGCAAACAGCATGGCGTGGTACCACGGCTTACGCTTGCGGGTCAGGAAGCCTTCTGAGTCGCGACGTCGCTTGCCACTGCCGAACCCGACATTCGAGCATACCATGACAGGCGAGCCGTTGTAAATGCAGTCGCAGAGGTCCGAATAGGACTTGCAAATGGCTGTTTTCTTCACCGGATGGAGCCGCGCGATCGGTTCGAGCGCGTCTGGGCAGCCATCTCGGCCCATTTCAACGGCTTTCGCCGCGCTGTACTGGGTGAAATCGTGCCCGGTCGGGTATTTCTGTCGCAGGAGCACGCCGTACTTCACGAGCCACTCGGCGGCCCAGTGTCCGGTCGATCCTCCGCCTCGGCCGGTGTATCCGCCGATCTCGACGCGAGAGCCGCCGTATATGGGCTCTGTGGCCGCTTTGGCGACCCAACGCTGCGGTAGCCGCTTCGTGACGATCTGGACGCCCTGGAGGACGTCTACGGCCAATGCAGCGGACTGGGAGACGCAATCTGGTGCTCCCTGGTCGTGCGGGACGTACTTTCGCCCCATAACTCGCTCCATCGCGAGGTGCAGGAAGGCTTTCTGGCCTTTTCCGCTACCTTTGATCGCCGCATTCATCTGCGAGATGAACGGGCGGCGATGTCGGCGGATGAAGTCTTCGAGGCTCTTGCGGTCCTGGGTCCATCCGAAACGCACGTCGGAGGTCATCGGGTTGGCCTGCACGAACGTCGGGAGGAGGAGGCCGCTTGCGGTCGCGGCGAGGGCTCTGAGGGCTGTCCTGCGGTTCATTCCGTTGCCTTTTCCGTCTGAATATCGTGATTTTCCGCTTTTCAGCTTGCTCTCAGGCCAGCAGCGATGTCTCTCCACACTTTTTCGTGGTCTTCGGGGCTCATAAGAGCGCCGGATTGGGTCATTTCCGCTAGTTTCGCGCCGATTCTATCGAGCATGGGCTTCCAAGCCTCGATTCGGTCGCCCAAGACCTCTCGGTTGGCGGCTGCCGTGGCCCTGATCCAATCGGCGGGCTCATCCAAGGCATGGGCTCTTGCGGCGATTCCTTCAAAACTGACCGCCATCGCCTCGCGTTCGTCGGCCGGAAGTTCCATTTCCCAGTTCCAGAACGGAATCCACTCCGAAAAACTGTCCGACTGCGGCGTGGCCGGAGGTCCAAGCACTTTCACCACATGCGTGACGACGTCGACTGTCCCGCCTTTGGCACACGCCACAATGAATCGATACTCGCCTGCGGTCCTCCCCGAAAAACATGCCCTCGCGCCCGCATCGTACGTCAGGAAATCAGTGACAGAGTCGGGAACCAGTAACCACTTGAAAGAATCAGCGGTCGACTCGGACACGTCCAGACGGACCAACTCACCAATACGTGCGGTAGATTGGGCGTGGAGGACAATCTTCGCCTCGCCTGCGTCCGATCTGACTGCAACGGCCGCAGGGCGTTCCTGCGGGCTTGAAGCGGGATCGGATTGGGCCAGAATGGGCGTGGTCAGCAGGAGAAGGCAGGCTAACGAGGCGATTCTACGGTTCATGTGTTCCTCAGAGGCGTTTGTGGGCGGCCGGGAGCGTTGCGGCGATCAGTTCGAGCACTTGCCGGTGCTCTTCTCGCCGGTCCTGGCGTTCTTTGGTGGTTTGAGGCTCGGCGATCCTGCCACATCGGCAGAGGGCCACCATGCCCTCCGGCCACTCAATCTCTCTGCCACATTGGCAGAATGCTGCGTTCATGGCTTCCTACCTCCGCGCGGGTACTATCGACCGACGTTGGGGACTGCGCCGCTGCCACCGGCCGGATTGGGGCCGGGCTCGCCGCCGGTCTGCGGCTGCTTGCGGATGGTCGGCTTCTCGCTGCCTCCGCCGACGTTGTGGACGGCTCCCATGCTGCTGGCAGGGTTCGCGGGCTTGGGCGGATGCTGGGGTCGGATGTTCTCGGGCATCGTGGTATCCTTGCGGGTTGGGGTCAGGTTGGTGGAGCGACGCGGGCAGGGATCGAACCTGCCTTCACCGGTAGACAACCGGCCTACGGCCTCTCGCCGCGTCGTATCGGGTACCAGGACGACCGTCTTCAACGGAATTTCGTTCGTTCGCTGGTCCCCGAAGTAGAAGACGGACCCCGACGATGAAGTCGGCGGCCCTGCCTTGTCGGGCTGACTTATTGGACGATGGGTTCGGTCGTCAGGAACCGAAGGACGATGTTGAGGCCGCCCTGGACGGCCACGAGGATCGGGAGGACGTTCTGGTAGTCAGCCAGGAACTCCGATCCGGCGGCGTAACCAACGAGACCGGCCGTGAGGGCGATCAGGTTGAACCAGACGGTCTTCGACTTCAGAGGGGACTTGGGCATTTACTTTGGCCTTTCGAGGTAAAGGATAGCGGAGGCGAGAAGTTCAGGGCTGTCTTGGAACGCGCCGATGGCAGTGTTGCAGTAATGGCACAGGAGGCCCCGAACTTGACCACTCTTGTGGTCGTGGTCGACGCTCAGGCGTGATGTCCCGGCCCGACCCGAATCCTTCCGACCGCAGATGGCACACATGCCGCCTTGGGCCGCGTCGAGGCTATCGTACTCCTCGACGGTCATTCCGTATTGTGCTTTCAGGTTGGCTTTGAAGTTCTTCTCAGGTGAGCGTTGTTCGGCTCTTCGCGCCGAGCAGCATTCTCGACAGGTGCCTTGCAGGCCGTCAGTGGAGCGGGCGTCCTTGGTGAAGGCGGCCCGGGGTTTCGTGGTCTTGCAACGGCGGCACTGCTTCACGAGTTCTCCTTTGCTGCGATGGCCGCGACAATTTCCGTGCCAATCGCCTCAATGGCGTCGTCCACCGCGTGGGTATCCGGCGACGAGTCGACGAACGGACGGATGTGCTTATCGATGATGCCGATCATATCTTGAGCGAGACTCATGAGGGCTCCCTTGTTGAGCAGGTTGCCCAGCTTGACGTCCATGGCGTGCGTGCTCGCGACCAGCTTCTCGATCTGTCCGGCGAGATCCTTCAATGCGGGTGTCGCGGCGATGAGTTCCGCCTCGCCCTCGCACTGGTTGATTCGACGTTCGAACAGGGCTCGAAGGATCGCGATTTCGCCAACCAGCGACTTGATCCGATCTTGCTGAGCGTGACGTTCTGCGGGGTCACCGATCAGCTTGTTCGTAATCATGTACTGCTGGATGGCCTTGTTCGCTCCTTGGGACGAATGTTCGTCGCAATACCGGTAACCCGGCATCGCGTCGCGTTTGCATTGCCCGTAGGCCGTCACATGTTCGCACTGGCTCATGATTGCTCCTTCTATCCCTATTGTAGGCCAATCCGGCAGAATGTGAAGACGAAAAACCGGAAAATCCCGCATTTTCGGCAAAATAGTCACAATCTGACCTCATTTTCGACTATTTTGACGCGTCAAGGCAAATCGCACGCCGAAAATCGCAAAAATCGCGAAATTTCCGGATTTTCTCTGCTCGGAGTTCGGATCTGCGGAATTTGACCCCTCCGGGCACCCGCCGACCCGCTCGTGTCCCTGGATTCATCGTAAACCCTTATCCTGGCTGCATTTACGTCGAGATGCCTTAGTGTCACCCCTCCAGTGGGGA